CAGTTGAAGGTTTGCGTTGGGCAGGTTTTGCCTCTTCCAACGAATCAGTTTCCCCAAAATTCTCTGGGAAGCGTTTTTGCATCGTTTCATCTATACGACGATAGTATTGGTCAGACGATGGGTCAATCCCACTCCTAACTAATTTTTCATGCAACCCTAGGGCTAATGAAGTCATTTCTTCATCTTTCCCAAACCAAGTGTTTTTACCTTGCCAAGCAAGAGCTTTTGCATCTGGTCTAGCAACTCTAGGTTGTGTTGTATCTTGCTCTGAAGATACCTCATTTCCTGGAGTTTGTAAAGCCTCTTTGCTATATTGTGGCTTCCTATCTTGAGCTTGGCTTAATTTAAACTGAGCCTCATTCATCTTAGTTTGGGCTGCCACTAACTTTTCACCATCGCCCATATCATACGCATCTTTATATTCTCTTTGAGCATTCGCTAAATCAGTTGTGTGCTTCTCTTGAAGGGTCTTAATATAATCTTCTTCCCCTAATGAAAGTGTTTTCCTTAACTTTTGATTTTCTTGTACAGAAAATGCAGCAACTCTTTCAGCTTCCTGCCTTTGTCTTTCAGCAGCTTCTTTCTCACGTCTTTCATCGTGCCAAGCTTTCTTAAGTTGAGCCATACGTTGCTTTACTCTATCTGAATATTCATCTAAAGTATCAGCTTCCAGCTCGTCTTTAATATCTTCAGGTAGAGGGTCTCTATTTCTATCAGCTTTAGGGGTATCGTCCTCTACCTCAACATCAAAATCTAACTCTAGCTGTTCAGGTTCATCTTTTTTAGTAGCTTCTTTTTTGGGCTTTTTGGTAACTTCAACTTCGCCTGTAGCTTCTTCTGTAGCAACTTTCTCAGCTTTGTCTTCCTTTACCTCTACTTCTTCGCCCTCCATTTGTAGCTCCTCTGGAATTTCATTAATAATTTCAGTTTTTGCCATGTCTACCTCCTATGCACGTTCGTAGCCTCGTGGGTCATCCACTACGGCTTCTACAGTGTCGTCGTTAATAATGCGAAACTCATTACCAAAAATTTTGATTCGAGTTCCAGAATATGCCCTAGTAATAACGAAGTCTCCTTCTTTACACCAAGGTCCTGTTGGAAAACGCTCTTCGTCCTTATAAGCGGTGTCTCCCAACTTCATCACAAATAAAACTACAGTTGAATGCTCTTCAATAGTTTTAGTTTTATCGGATTTGATTAGCCCACTCTTATAAGCCTCATCTACTTGAGGGACCGCACATAAAATACGGTAGCCTTTAACATCAGGTAACTGAGCGGGGTTTTGTTCTGCTGGTTCGTCTTTAGTAACACCATTAATTGGTATACCATTAGGCGTAACAATCTCTGTTTTTAAAGTTTCAATTTTACTCATCATCTTCCTCCATATGCCTTAACATAGAAGCTATAAATCCTTGAGTAAGTTGAAATCCTCTGATAATACCACACGCATGCATATACTGTGCGTGCTCTTCGGCTCTACCTTGAGCCATATCATCTTTTATGCGTTGTTCTTCTTCGCCAATTTTATTAGCGAGAGCCATTAACGTTTCGTCCATCTATCTCTCCTGTTTTTTAGTTTGCGTTGTATTACGTTTTTCCTTCTGTTGTTTTACAGCTTCAGCACCTAACTTAGTGCCCTCTATAAATTCTTTTGCGTCCAACTCTTTTTGTTGGTTGACTGCGTCAGCACCAATCTTGGCACCAGCGATTCTTTCTTGTGACTCCATCTTCATTTTATCTAACTCAAGTCGAGCTTGCTCAAGAACTGAATCATTATTCATTTTCTTAGCTTTAGCTTGAGCTTCTAACTGTTTAATTTCAAGTTCTTTTTTCTGCATTTGTAGAAGTGGGTCTTCTTGTTGTTGTGCAATTTCTTTTTGTTTAGCTTCAGCAATATTTTTTTGTAATAGCTGTTCGCCTGATTTAGCTACAAGTCTAGATAATTCAACTTCCACATCTTCTGGTAATGCTTCCTCTGGTGGGGGTAGTGGTGCTCCGAGTTCTTCTTCGAGTCTTTGTCTGTATGCAAAAGCAATATGTTCTGCAATATGAGCTTCCATAGCAGAATAAATTTTTGTAGCGTTTGGACTTTGCCCAACCATTTCTCCCACTATAGGGTCTTTTATAAATGCCATATGAGTTTTAATATGAGCTTCAGAGTCTTGGTAAATAAATGCTTTCACAGGTTTACTGTTAATAATATCCATGTTTTCTGAAACAGGATTTTTTGGTTTCATATTATCTTTTTCTGGTATTAATTTCTCTTTATTTTTAACCCCTAAGACATCTAACATCTGACGATTAAGTTCTACCATATCGTAGATGTCTGGGTTCTGTTGTGCTAACTGCATAACTGCTTGATACTGTACAACCTTCTGAGACATGGTAGCGGCATTTGGGTCAGATACTGGAATAACTTCACATTGGTCATAGTCAGCTTGTTTAGCGTCCTTTGACCCTTTTGCTGGAGTGTACCCATATTCATCATCAGTATAATCTCTAATAATGTTTTTAATTAATCTAAACTCTTGCCTCATAGCGTAATGAATACGGCTTTGTACCGCAGACATAACTTTTAATGTTCTTTCTAAAATAGCTAGTGTTGTACCAACGGGTGCATTTGCCGACATATCTGAAACTTTTAAATCAGCAGCACTTGCAAATCTTCTACCTTCATCAATAATTTGGTTCATCAACTGATTTAAAACTTGACTTGGCTCTTTATAAGGGAGTGGTAATATATTATCTCTAATACTACCTGATGGTACATCTACATCTCTAAATTCAGCAGGAGAAATCGGAGTATCATCCCCTTTAATTCTAAGTCCTCTAGACTTAAACCCGCCTGGTAAATTAGATAGGGTACCTGCATCAACAAGTTGTCTTAATATCATCGTACCTGATTTAGCAAACGCTCCAATTAAATGTATTAAACCAAAGTGATAAAATCCAAAACCAGGGACATAACCATAATGTACAAAGTGTTGGCGTTTTTGTTTAGTCTTATCATCTTGACTCCAATTACGTCTAATTGCTAAAATAGTTGAAGTTGATTTTTCTACAGTTACTACATAAGGTAATGCAATACCTGTTTGTTCTCCATCTTGCTCATCTTCATATCCTTCTAAGTCAAGGTCAACATGCATCTCTAATATTTTAAAACGACTATCAGTAGTTGCACTAAAGCCCATCTTCTCGGCTATCTTTTTCTCTACATCATCTAAGTCATAGGTTGGCTCACCTAAGTCAACATCTCGGTAAAATTCTGCTACTTGTAGTTTACGTAAATCATTTTGTGTTTTACGCATCACATGAGTAACCCTTTCTGCCGTTTCCAAATCTGAAGCCCCGTATGGCACTACAAGGTCTTCAGCAGGAATATACATAGAAACTTGGCGTTCTAAATTTGGGTCATAATATACTTTTTTGAAAGCATTACCTGCCAGTCCTAAACCCCATAACATTCTTTCATGTTCAGGTCTATACTCGGTCATCTGCTCAGTAAGCTGATAGTTCATGTTTTCTTGTACACGAGCTGCAGCATCTTTATTCTCATCTGTTTCTTTACCAATAATCTGTGTCTTAACAGGACCTGATGCTGGGAATGTTTCGGTCATAGTTTCAGCTTGAAACTTCACAAGTGTTTCTGTCATCAATGGGTGGTATACATTACATGCTCCTTCCCATGGTTCACTTCTATCTTCTAGTTTAAGACCTAAAAGGTCTAAGCCTTCTACATAAGTATCCAGCCAATCTTTTCTTGAAGTTATATCCCCTGAAAAATCTTCTAGTAAATCACCTGCCAATTTCTCAAGTAAATCTTCTTCACATTCTTCAGCAAGGTTTTTATTAAACTCCTCATCGTCTATACGATCAGGGTCAATGTTAATCTCCATATCTCCTGCTTTGATAGTAACTTCTTCTGGGTCTACAATTTCTATTTCTAAATCAGGCTCTATGCTACCGAGCTCTTCCATACCTTGAGGGGCTTGATATAACCCTTTATCTACATTATTATCTTGTGCCATTATTTTTTCCTCTTTTTCTTAAACCCAGCTTTCATACGAGCATAGGCTTTATCAGAAATAGTTGATTTAGATTTAGGTCGACTGGTACCTGCTTTCTTACGTGCATTAATGTTTGCGTATAAACCTTTTTTGCCTGGCATAAATCCTCCTATAAAATACAAATAATTAATAGTACTAACAATACAACATTGATAATACGACAATATTTGTTATATTCTTTTATTAACCATTTTGCTTTCTCTCTAATTAGTTGATATAACATAGTAACCTCCTATTTTTATAAAGTATATAAACGATTTTGATTATGTCTTCTAAAACTTGGTATATCATCTTCTTCATCACTTGGCAACCTAATAAATCCGCCTTGTCTAAACCGCATAAGTGCGAGGGTTGTAGCGTCTACTAAGTCATCATTTGCACCTGAAGGAAAATCGTTACATTCCTCAATAACTTCATGTGCCCAACGTCTGTCGGGTGCCCATACAATACCCGCACTAAACAAATCAGATACTGCGTTAACTCTGCTAATTTTATCCTGTCCTTTGCCAGGTGTAAACTCTCCTACAGGAATCCCCATTCTTCTAAATTCTTGGTAAAGAGCAGCTCCGTTAGATTTTTTCTCTACAATAAAAGAATCAGGTTCCCATGATTTGTATTCTTCAATACATAACTCTTTAAGCTCTGGAAATTCTAACCTTCTTTTAATAGCATCTAGTAATATTATATTATAATTATCTGTTTTTTCATTAAGAAATACACCCCAAGTCAATAATGCATTATAGTCAGCACGAGTATTTTTCTCTTGGGCAGCATCAAGTGTCATTATAGTAAATTCACAAGATGGTGGGCCCTCTTCTTCCCATATATTCCACCATTCTCTTTTAATTAACGCCCCTTCTTCAGAAGTCGGGTTTTGTAAATACTGTGCGTTCCAATATCGTATATCTATGGCTGCCCGTCTCTCTTGTAATTCTTTTAATGGCCAAAACTCAGGCCATAATGACTTTTCTTCCCCATCTTTTTCTAAAATCGCAGGAAACTCAACTACTTCCCAGTCATTAACTTCATCATTCTTAATCATTTGGTTAACAATCTGTCCTGTTAAGTCTAATTTAGACCAACGAGTCATCACCACAATAATCGCACCGCCTGGCATTAGACGTTGTAAGGGTCCTGATTGAAACCATTCCCAAGCTGGTAGAAAAATATCGGGTTTTCCTAGTTTTGCGTCTTGCTCAGAATGAGGGTCATCAATAATAAACAAATCAGCCCCCCGACCAGCAAGAGCCCCGCCCACACCAATAGCAAAATACTCACCATTAAAATTCGTACCCCACCTTGATGCCGACTTAGAGTCTGCTTGCAGCGAAACATCAGGAAAGACATCTTTATACGAATCCGAGCCCACCAAATTTCTAACTCTACGCCCAAAATTGACAGCCAAATCTGCCGTGTGCGAAGCCATGATAACTTTCTTCGCAGGGTGTTTCCCCAAAAACCACGCAGGGGCGAGATAAGAGATGAGTTCACTTTTCCCATGACGGGGTGCAATATTAACAATAACTCGTTTCCTTTTGCCCTCAGCAATCTCTTCAAATAACTTAGCCAATTTCGCATGATGTGCTCCTACTTTATAATCTGGGTAAACATGTTTAATAAAATCTAAAAACTTTTCTTTTCCTTGTTTCTTAGTTAATTCTTTCTTGTAATCTGTAAGCAACTTCAAATTATGCTGCCTTTCTGATTCACTCATCTGAGGTAGTGCTTGTTCTAGTAGTTCTAAATCTTTAGGGCTAATCATCTTCTACCTCTATGTCAGTAACATCTACAACCTCATGGGGTACATTAATGACTTTACCTCTTAACTCTTCAATAGTCTTTAATAATTCTCTTTCTAGTTCTTCCCCTGATTTAGTAATGTGGGTTACTTCAGTTTTTCTCTTAAACGCATCCACTCCATCAATTTCGCCCACAGCTTTAAATGCAGCAATACGTTCTTTTGAAGTCTTAGCTAAAGTAGCTTCTTGTAGTAGTCCATTTAAAACTGTAAGTTTAATATTTGCTAAATCTTTAGTTACCATATGGCTAGTTTGAGCTACCATACCCGCAAGATACGCTATCGTTTCATTAGGGTAGGTATCAAAATCAGGCTTGAGTTCAGGATTTACCATCATCTCTTTTGCCACTTCTTCGGCTTGTTCCATATTATCTTGCGAGGGTTCTATATTTTGCCCTGCTAAGTCAGATATAAGTTTTACAGTATTTGACCTCATACTTAATTCTTCTTCAGGGGACATGTCGGGTAAGGCCTCACGAGCATTTTTAGGTAAGGCTATATCCTCTTCAATATGAGGAATAATAACTGGATGTTCAGAATTTTGCTCTTGCATGTGTCGCTGTTTACACCTTAAAATTTAAATTGCAGCTTACTTTACTTAATGTCAGTATAATATATAATATAAGTAATAACAACAAAAGACTATGTGGATTTATTATGAGAATGGACCTTAATAAAGCGGGGGTTTTGCATTTAGATTTATTTGATGTAGAGACCCAAGAGGAACAAGACCAATTCATTTACTACTATTTGGGATTGTCAGGACCTGTTAAGAAAAAATTTGAAAATGCTTTCTATAAGGCGTATGTTAAACGGCTTTTACCTGAACCCGAAGTAAAAATTATTCACACTGATGTAAACAACGTAACTCACATTGAAGTACACCCAAACGATATATTAAAAAACTTGAAAATAATAAAACAAATAATGTCAGGGGATAGTATTGTTGAAGACGAAAACGAGTAACCCTAATTACCCTTTATATATCGTCGTTTGGAAAGACCATACAGGCGATAGTTCATGGAAGACTGTTGAAGAAGTAGTAAAAGAGAAACATATTCTCGCCTACAGTATAGGCTATTTACTGCATCAAGATAAGGAATCCCTTAAATTATGTAATACTTATACTTCAGATAACGGGTGGGGAGGACTGGACTTAATCCTTAAATCTTGTATAGTAGATATGTATGAAATAGAGATAATAGAGTGAGGTATTTATGTTTAACCCAATAGAAAAGTACAGAAATTTTAAAGAAAGATGTCCTGATTTTTTATTATATTTATCA